TCACAACGCTACTTTGCTCCATCCTTTACCTCGATCATCATGATAACGATCGGTTTGTTGTTGTGTTTTATGACCAAGTAGTTTTTGTGTGTCTAACCCCTGTTCTTTGTACAGACGTTCAGATAAAGACCTTTGTTCATGGAATGTTGCGGGCGAACCATCACCCCAGTCGATTCCTGCCAAATCCCTCGCTTTACTGAAATTCATCGTCAATGTGTTAGATTTAACCTGTGCCCCGCGTTCAGCCTGTGAAGTCGTACGGAAAAAATGTACAAGGTATGGGCTGACTGCATAGTCACGGCAGCGGGCTACTACATCGCGTAAACTCCAGTTAATCGCATTGAGGTGAAGAGAAAGAGGAATTGCGATTTTGCTCCCGGTCTTTTCCTGAATGACATGGAGATGATCATCCCAAATATCGCTGAATTTCATTTTAGATATATCCCCCAAACGTTGACCGGTAACCAGCGCTAACAACATTGCATTTCCCATGTAACGATGACTGGTGTCTGCGATATCGAATATTTTTTGCCATTCTTCTAGGCTGAGGCGTTGACGGGTAATTTTCCTTCTGGGTTGCTTCGTCGCAAGAGCAGGGTTATACCCAGGCGGAACTTCGCCATAATGCTGTGCTTCCTTAAACACATCGATCAATACAGACCTTACGACTTGGGCCATTCTCGGCTGTCCCGCAGAGATATACTCTTCAAGCAATTGTGCTATATCTCTGACATCAACGGTCGAGATCAACTTCATTCCTGCTCGTTCCCTGAGCAAGGATACTGGTTTGGCTTTTTGCTTATAGGTATTGAGTCTTATATCACCACTTTTGAGCCTGTCATCCTGGATCGCTTGATAGCGATCTAACCAGGTTGACGTTGTGATCGCTTTTCCTTTGCTGGTTGCGATCCTGTCACTGATGGCCAGAATCTGCCGGGTTCTTTGTTCAGCCAGGCGCGTATTGGCTTCAGTGGCAATAGCGATAGCTTCAGCTTCGTTTGTTCCCAAAGCATGGAATTTCCCTGTTATTGGATGCTTATACCGCCAATAGACTTTATTTACCTTCCGACTATAAAGTGGATATAAGTTAGGGACCGAAACATTATTTTTACGCGGTCTGGCTGCCATCACTCAAAATCCGTTGCAAAATTAATGAGTCATTTTTCTTAATTACTGGCGTTACCAGCTCTCCAACTAACTCGGCATCCTCACGCACTCGCCATAACCGACCTTGTTTCATGGCCGGTGGGCAAAATAAATTCTGCTTAGCATAACGACGCAATGTGGACACACTTGGAGGATTACTTCTGTATTTTTCAGAGGCCCATTCTTCAAGAGTTAACATTTGAAGCATATGCGATCACCTTGTTACTTCACTAACTGTTCAGTCTCTGCATATCGACCCTGCAAGGTCGGTTAGTTTCTCCACAAAACAGAGAAGAGCATCAGTGGCCACAACTATCAGGATGGATCGGGTTATGACCCCGTCATCCGGGAATACTTTTCTCTGTTTTGTAAAAAGGGCGGTACCAGAAAGGACTAAGGAAAAAACTGGTACCGCCAAAGCAATGGGAGTTGTGGCGGGATTGCCACTCAGGCGTATGGTCAACCTGACAATCCGGTGTCCTCAACTCGGGAAAGCGTAACACGGCCATACTTACCGCCGCGCCATTTCGCGGATTACCACAACGCTGAGAGCACTTAGCCAGTTAAGGCACCACATTTGTTGCGGAGCCATAAATGCTCTCATCGTTGCATCCTGGTCTCTTCCCAGGCGTCAAACCGAATCGCCACGCTGGTTAGGCGCCCTATACGTACCCTCATTGGCTTGCACATTCCGGCTACCTGACTTGTTCGCCGAGATAGGGGAGGTTTGCCCCTTTAGCGTTGCCAGACCGCTAACGACGCATGTGCCATACGCCGTGTTACAACCAAAGTTTCTTTGGCGTTTCGCCTGTTCGTTTGTCTGTGGGGAAAGATAATATGAAATTGCGCAATATGCAAGTGCGCATATTGCGAGATATGCAATTTACAGAGTAAAAAAAAGCCACCTATTGGTGGCTGATGAAGAGTATGCTGGCTTAATTGTGTCGCTTTAGGGTTTGCGACTGACTGATTAAGACCTTTCCAAAGACCATGAATCGGTGTTCATTTTCGCTGGTGATTCCCCATTCACGATAAATCTGGTTATCAGAAATTACCAACAGTTTGTCTGGGATCATTTGCAGTCGTTTAACGTATATTTTGTCGTCAAAACCAAAGACATAGATACCATCACCATCGAACTGATTGATGCTGACATCAACGAAGATCAAATCTCCAGGCTCAATGGTTGGACACATACTGTCCCCACGAACGTTGATGACTTTAATGTGATTGGCAGGCCGGCCGCCAAACATCGATAAAGCATTATCAGTTCTGTATTCGATAGCATGAATCACATCAATGACATCACCACCTTGGATAAGGCCATTTCCCGCACTGGCACTGACATCCAGCAATTCAATACGGAATACATCCTTCACCTGCTCATCACCCTCACTAACACTGTTTTTACATACAGTATTATTTTTGAGCTCAGAGGTAAAGAGATCAGCAATTTCAACATCTAAGCTCTTGGCTATATTGCCCAGGGCTTGCTCGGTAAATTGCTTCTGCTTACCTGTTTCAAGGCGTGAGATATTTGCCGAATCCACACCAATGGCTTCAGCTAGGTCGGCAATTTTCATGTTCTTCGCTTGGCGAAGTTGTCTAACTCGGTTTCCTATGCTCATGCGTTTATTACATTTCTTTATTGCGAGTTAAGCAAATCAACTTGCGCAATTTACTTGCGCAAAATAACATGCGAATGGCGCAACAATTGGAGGGTGTATGCAATCACCATTACGAAATGTGCGTAAGGCGCATGGTTTTACATTACAGCATGTAGCTGAGTGTGTTCATGTCAATCAGGCGACGTTAAGCCGCATTGAGAGACTGGAGCAGGTCCCATCTATCGATCTCGCGGAACGTCTCGCCAATTTTTTTAAGGGGGAAATTAGCGAAATGCAGATTCTCTACCCAGCTCGTTTTCAATCTAGCCAAAACCAGAGTGAGCTGAAACCACAAGAACAGGAGGTGAGCCGTGGGTAAACATCACTGGAAAGTAGAAAAACAGCCTGAGTGGTATGTGAAGGCTGTCAGGAAAACTATCGCGGCGCTGCCAGGGGGATATGCAGAAGCTGCTGACTGGCTGGATGTAACAGAGAACGCGCTCTTTAATCGCCTCCGCGCAGATGGCGATCAGATCTTCCCACTTGGTTGGGCAATGGTTTTACAACGTGCTGGTGGTACTCACCATATTGCTGATGCTGTAGCGCAATCTGCGAATGGTGTCTTTGTATCACTTCCGGAAGTTGAGGAAGTGGAGAACGCTGATATCAACCAGCGTCTGCTGGAAGCCATCGAGCAGGTTGGAAGCTACTCAAAGCAAATACGTTTAGCAATCGAAGATGGGGTGGTGGAACTTCATGAACGGATAGCCATCAACGATGAGCTTTTCCGGGCTATTACGAAGCTGCAGGAACACGCCACGCTGGTATACAAGATTTTTTGTGCCCCAGAAAGTAATGACGCCCACGAGTGTGCAGCTCTGGGCGCCGTGGCGTGTCGTGACTGTGGAGAAACTAACGCATGAACAGTTTAACGGCAAATAACTTTGTGTCGCGACAGCTGGCGTCAGTGGTTTATGAGCGCCTGCCGTTACGGCATGAATGCAGATTATCAAATGGCCAGGTCATTAGTAACCACAGAGGACACGGCCAGGCTGTGGGCCAGAATCATCTGCATGACCGCATCAATGACGCTGCGGCGCGTGCCGGTCTCGTCAATCTATTACTGAAGCTGGTTACTTCGGGAAAATGGTTGTCAGTGGCCGCATTCTGACTGGCACAGCGAGCACGTAACAACAATGCGCCACGCTCCTGGGGCGATCCGCTTGTGCTGGCATTGTGATAATCAGCTGCGCGATCAGTTCACGGAACGGCTGGAATCAACGGCAACGGATAACTGTGCCCGCTGGGTGCTGTCTGTTGTTCTCCGGGATCTCGGTTTTGGTGATAACCATGTCGTTACGCTACCGGAGCTGTGCTGGTGGCTGGTTCGTTATGAACTGGCTGATGTTCTGCCGGAAAGCGCAGCCTGTAAGGCCCTGAGAATGCCAGAGCCAGTAGTCCAATCGGTAACCCGTGAAAGTGACCTGGTTCCCTCGGTCCCGGCCACCAGCATTGTCCATGACAAAGTGAAAAAGGTGCTCGCGCTTAAGGTTGACCCGGAATCACCGGAGTCTTTTATGCTGCGCCCCAAACGCCGTCGATGGGTTAACGAGAAGTACACGCGCTGGGTTAAGACACAGCCGTGTGCATGTTGTGGAAAGCCCGCCGATGATCCTCATCACCTGATAGGCCACGGTCAGGGGGGGGTGGGTACAAAAGCGCATGACCTCTTTGTGTTGCCTTTGTGCAGAAAGCATCACAACGAGCTACATGCGGACACCGTGGCATTTGAAGAAAAGTATGGCTCCCAACTGGAGCTGATATTTCGTTTTATCGATCGTGCGTTGGCAATTGCGTGCTGGCGTAAGTGGGGAAGAATAATGCGTGATATACAGAAGGTTTTAGATTTATGGGGAGCCTGGGCTGCGAGTGATTCACATCGCATTGACTACTCCTCAATTGCAGCTGGCTTTAAAGGTCTATTGCCTTATACAAACAAAGCTCGCCCTCAATGTTGTGATGATGACGGACTGATTATTGAAAGTTGCTTGGCCAGGCTTCGTAAGAGGAGTCATTACGATTATGAACTGTTAGTGGCTCATTACGTTCTCAGAGTGTCCAAGAGGGGTATGGCGAAGCGACATAAGAAATGTGAAAAACAGATCCGGATAGAAATGCAATTAGCGGAAGGATTCGTCGAGGGATGTTTGTCTATGCTGGATCTTCGGCTGGAGATGGATCCGATTGTTTGCGTAGAAAACCATAAAAAAAGCACTAGTGCGGTCCGCATTTTTTGATGTAAGGTGTTAAGAGTAGCTGTTACGCAGCTGTTCTTAATCATTGAAAACAATTGCTTACTAGCGAATGTGAGATATTGGTAAAGGTCGCGTTGTTGTATGGCGGGTATGACGGAGCGTCATTCCTGATTCTGGCATTCAGAATAAGCGTTCATATCAACATTCTGGATGCAAAAGCAATGCGTTGAGTCTTTTATATTTTGCCCCTGTTATCAGATAGGGGCCTCAGTACGCGATGATCTTTAGGCTAAATAAATAGCAGTATAGTCATTGTAATAGTACTGCATAAGCTCTTAAGACCAGTCAGCCAGTCGCTGAGATAGACAGTCTGATTCATGTAAACTCTCCTTGTTCTGAAGCTCTGCTTTATGATTACCAAAAGTATAGGCGGCATTTCAATTCATGAGAGATAAACATTCGCTGCCGAAGGACCACGAAGGCCATTTATTCGACAAAACTCAACGCGTAACCCGGGAATGAGTGCTTCTGAATCGCGGAGGCTTAGTGCTGAAATGTGAAGCTGTACGTCTATGCGGCCATCGGAGGGGGTGATAAGACCTTTACCGCTTTTGCAGTCAAAGGTTTTGACAATTCCTGTCATTTTACGGGACAAACAAATTCCTTAATGGTGAAAACACGGTGCACTATACACGTGCTTAAAAATAACGCCAGAAATACTTCCTGGCTGTAAGGGGACCTGGACGGCTAAAATAAACATTGATTAATATGTATGCCCATGCGTTAATGATTACGTCGGTTTGAAGAACAGACGTGTACAAGGCAGTTTATTAAAGCAGTTCTCATTTCAGGTATTATATATTTATCCCTTCTTTGAGTCTCTCCACTAAGCACGAAGTAGTTTCTGTAATAAAACCATCTATGCCGAAAGGCTCAAATTAAGGAATAAATATATGTCTAATAAAATGACTGGTTTAGTAAAATGGTTTAATGCTGATAAGGGTTTCGGATTTATTTCTCCCGTTGATGGCAGCAAAGATGTGTTTGTTCATTTCTCTGCTATCCAGAGTGATAATTATCGCACCCTGTTTGAAGGACAAAAAGTAACCTTCTCTATTGAGAATGGTGCTAAAGGTCCGGTTGCTGCTAACGTAGTTACTACAGAGTAAAAATCCAAAAAATTGTCTCTATGCGATAACGAAGAAGGCTAATGCCTGAGTGGTCATATTGACAGAAATAATGGATGTATTGTTGGGTCAGTTGAATCGAATTCATACTGATCCGGCATTTCATGATAACGGTGAGCATATCTCCTGCAGGAGAAAGTACGCTGATCGTTGTTGTGACGTGCAACTCTGCTGCTCGAATAGTCGAACCACAGAAGCGCTAGCTACCGGCCTTACGAAACATGCGTAAGGGAGCGACTTTTCCGAAAAAGTCACAATTGAAATTAATTAAATATGAAAACATATAAACCCGCATGCAGCGGGTTTTTTATTATCTTTAACAAGATAATCCCACACAATAGTTGTGGCTATTATGTGTGGCATGAAGACGTTAAAATTTATTTATTATGCAGCGTTGGGAGTTGTCTGGAATACTTTATTGCAATGAGGACAGATTAAAAGAGCACCTTTTTGTACTCTCGAAAAACTGTGTTCAGAATGTTGGGTGCAGTTTGGGCAGGTGCATTTGACAAGATAATTACGACGTGATTTAGAGTCTTTACGTTCTGACATAGGCTTTTTCCTGAGTTAATGAACGTTTACATTACACTAATTTGTCGAAAATATCTTTAATTTATTGTTTGATTGATACAGATATCAGTTATTGGATTGAGATTGTATCCGTAAAATCGCCCTTTGGGCGTGTTTGTGAAAGCCTCTCTAAGTGTAGGTAATAGCGTCTGGGAGGATGTTGCAATGCGCCTGGATTGTGATGATTTGTACGCTGAGAACTCAGACAACATACCTTGATTTTACTAACATAAAAGACTTTTTCTGACCCGCTTACTTGAGCGGGTTTTTTATTTCAGGCACCGGGATTCAACTCCAAGCATATTTTTTCCAAAAGAGCCCGGATGCCTGCTCCCCTTCAGTTACACACAGCGCCATCCGAACAATCGGAGGTGAGGCTATGACCAGAATGAGCACTATATACAGCAGACTCTCATATGGAACAGGAACCACGCTGACCGGTTGCGGTGTATCAGCAAAGGCATACGCCGAAACAGCTAAAACAGCAAAAGAGGTGTCCTGGATGTTGGCCGACAGAATTGCAGGATTAAGCCTGAGTGACTGGGCAATCATTGTCGGTATCGCATGTACCGTTATCACCTGTGCAGTGAACTGGTATTTCCGCTGGAAAGAACGGGAGGATCGGCGTAATGGCTATGTCACCAAAGCCGAAGAATAAACTGAGCGCTACAGTTATTGGTTTAATTCTATCCGGAGCTTCCGCGACATTTATTCTTGATCAGTTTCTGGATGAGAAAGAAGGCAACAGCCTGACGGCATACAGGGATGGTTCAGGTATCTGGACAATTTGCCGTGGTGCCACGATGGTTGATGGTAAGCCAGTCGTGCAGGGCATGAGGCTGTCTGCTGAGAAATGCGCCCAGGTAAACGCCATTGAACGCGATAAGGCGCTGGCTTGGGTTGAGCGAAATATCAAGGTACCGCTGACCGAACCACAGAAAGCTGGGATCGCATCTTTCTGCCCATATAACATCGGTCCAGGAAAATGTTTCCCGTCAACGTTCTATAAGCGAATTAATGCTGGCGATCGTAAAGGTGCATGTGAATCGATTCGCTGGTGGATTAAAGACGGTGGCCGCGATTGTCGCCTGACCAAAGGCCAGAAGAATGGCTGCTACGGGCAGGTAGAACGGAGGGACCAGGAAAGCGTGCTGGCGTGCTGGGGGATAGACCAGTGAACAGAACCCTGATTTTTGTTGGGATTGTAGCGGTGACTATTATCGCGGTTCTCAGTGTATTACTGGCGCGCAGTAGCACAGCGCTGGAAAAGACTCAGAGTGATAACCGGGTTTTGCGCAGTGATAACGCGCTGCAAGCGACGGTAATAACCACTCAGGCTTTCAACTTCAACCGGTTTAATCAGGTTGCGGAAAACGCCAGTCGCTTAAATTCGCTCATTGAGGCGGGTATCGAAAAGACCGTCATCGAATACCGGGAGATCCTTCGATATGAAAAAAACTGTGATCTACCTGTTCCTGCTGATGTCGCTGGCGGGCTGCTCAACTACGCGAACCGTTTACGTGCCAGCTCAATGTACTCCGATTCCGGGGACGCTGACGCAACCGGTGATAGTCCCGTTGCCTCCCGCGCGCTGACGTACTGCCAGGCCGTACTCTGGATTAAACCTCTTCTTGCAGCAATAGAGAAGGCAAACAACCAACTTGCAGGGATTAGAGAAATTGAAGAGATAAAAAGGCAGAGGCCGGTTGGAAGCGATGCGGGGAATTAGAAAGCATAAAAATAAACGCTTCCTAGCACGTCATGTAAATTAAGTGTAAGTTTTTTTTCTTAATTTCTCATTAATTAATGACATGGATGTGTTTGCACAAAATAATAACCGCCTCGTTAATTTTTATGGTTTTTTTTAACTATACTATAACCACAGCGACTTGCTGGAGACTAAATTGGAGTTCCCTATGAGATTTTACCCAATGAACGTATCTCCTGATCAATCTAAGAGCAAGGATAGAAAAGATAATGATGAGGAAAAAAATAAAACTAAAAAAACACAAAAGTAAGTATAGTGCTTTGTTGTTTTTTTATTTTTTTTGAGGTGGTTTTATGACAGACCGTCCTGATGTAGTTGATCCGCTGCCTGAAGATTCCCCCTTCCCTGGAGAAGACAAACCAACATATCCAGATGATGGAGAAACCTCAGATCCAGATAATCCCGGAATTGACAGGGATTCTCCTAAATAATACGTATCATAATAAACCGTCGTAATCTAGGCGGTTTATTATGTGGTGAGAATGCGATGAAATCTTGTGTAAATGAATCTTAAATATTTGAGCTGTAAAGTTCTATTTTCGATGTTTGAGTATGTTACGGTACAAATGGCTCGGTATGAGCCATTTGTTGTTTAACGTCGACCTAACAAAAAACCGATTATAAATGCGGTGGTCGCGGCTACAGCGACGCACGTTATTGGATTGGACTCTATCTGGCTCTTGATGTTATCTGTACTGGCTCGCATAGCATCGTTTGCTTTGGATGCGTATTTTCTTGCCGTATCATTAAATTTATGTTCAGGTGACTCCAGAGCTTCACCATAACTTTCCTCTAGCTCACCATGAATAACTTGGCTTTTATTTTTGTTTGTACCAAACAT